ACCCCCACCCCCGCACCTGTCGAGAAAACCGTCGAAGCGGTCGTCGTGCAGGAAACCGCCCCGCCCCCGGTTGCTCCGGCTCCAGTGGTCCCTGTGGCACAGACGCAGACCTTTGCCGCCGCTCCTGTGGTCCAGAAGGAAGCCCCGAAGGAAATCGCCGCCATCAGTCAGTCTTTCAGCCTGTTCGCTGTGGACCAGTCCGAGGACAGTATGGCTGCCCTCAACGCTGTCATGGCGATGGATGGTGCCAGTGGCGGGGACTACAATATGTTCCCCTTGTTCGAGCAGATTCGCGGGAACAACGGCGGCATGGTCGCTCCCGACCAGGGTGTCGAGAAGGACATCGCTCGCCTGCTGCCTGTCGGCTATGGTCCCTTCAACCTCAACTACATCACTCATCGTTTCCACCTCGCTTGCTGGTCGCAGAAGCTCGGGGATGGCAAGTCTGACACCGAGGCTGGCGCGACCGCCAAAGCCAAGCCGGTGTGGGATGCCATTATCGGACCCGCCGATGCGGCCATGGTGACCTTGATGTCCGAGGCTGCCGCCAAGTACGGCAAGACCAAGGGCGTTGACCGGGGCAAGTTCGACGGGTTCGGCCACATGACCCCGAGCGTCGAAGTCCTGTTCTTCGTGCCCGGCGTCGGCCTCTCCGTGTTTCGTGGCGTCGGCCACTACAAGAGCACGGCCCGCACCGTCCAGGCTCTTTTCGCTGCGAGCTTGGAGTTCCGCAAGGCTAACAACCTCGGCTCCGGTTCTCTCATCCCGTTCCCCGGCGTGTTCACCCCGAAGTCCACCGAGGAACAGGGGTTCAAGCCTTGGAAGTGCCATTCGCTGGATGCCGCCTTCGTCTTCACCCCCGACACCAAGAAGGTGTGGGATGAGTACCGTGCCTTCGCCGCCCAGGTGAACGAGGACGCCGAGGCGATGAGGGCGCTGAACGACTGGCGCACCACGGCCTGCTCCACCACGGCCAAGGCTGGCATGGAACGGATGCTCGCTACCTGATCTTATGGCTCTGCGTGGAGGCAGGGCCATCCCCCAGGCGCAGGTGGGTACAATAACAGCGTTAGCCGAGGGTTGTTCATGGCCCTCGCACCAAACTGACTCAAGGAGGAAATCATGGCATCCAAATGGCGTCCCCGCGCCTCGTCCATCGGGTACTACACCGCATGTCTGCAAAGGGCAGCCTTCGACCGCGCCGTGGACGAGGGTCTGATCCCCTCGGAAATGGCCGAGCGGCGGGATTCCCCTCCCGCTGCGTTCGGGGATGTGTGCCACTTCATGCTGCAAGATGGGGTGCGGGCCAGGTTCCCGTCTACCCGCAAGCCTGACCCTCGGCACATCCAAGAAGTCGCGGAGTCGGCAGGGGTCGAGCATGACGTTGCGGCACGGATGATCGCCACGGGTGCACCCATGGCGTTCAAGCCTTCGCCCGAGACAGAGAAACTGGCAGCCGAAATGTTCAGAGGGGACATCACGGTCATGAAGCAGTCGGCGCAGAACATCGTCCTGCGCGGGTACCCGCACCTTCCGGTGCTTGAGGCCGGGGACGAGTGGGAAGCGGAAGTCGTGGTCGAGACTCCCAACTGGACCGGCCATGCCGATCTGGTTTCCAAGTCGCGGAAGTGGCTGGTGGACATCAAGACCAGTTCTAAGGCCCAGCTTTACGCCACCAAGGAGTACGGCAACTGCCTGCGGGAAGCCTTCGCTCAGACGGCCCTCTACAATTCCGCTCTCAAGTGTGAGAACGTGGGCATCCTCTACCTCGACACGAAGCAGCCATTCGCCCACTTTTCCAAGATCGACCAGACTGACGAATACAAGGCATATTGCGAGCAACTGAATGCCGTCTGCAAACTGGTACGCTCCAACACCTTCTTGAATCTGGCCTTCCCCCAACTTCTGGATCACCGCTGCGGGGAGACATGGTGCCCTTACAAGGCGCTGTGCCGCGACGTGATCCGCCCCCACCACGGACCCGCCCAGGTGTCCACTGACATGCCGCTCGCAGCGGCAGGAGACTTCAAGCTATGAGCCGCCCCGTCCATGGTGGTATCCCCAAGGATACCGTCTTCAACATCCGCGCCTCGGCTGCCCTTGTGGCAGCGATTGATCGCGGAGTCGCCGCCGAATCCAAACGGATCGGGGCTTCCATCAACCGCTCCCAGTTCATCCGGGGTATTCTGTTCAAGGCGGTGGGCTTGAACCCGGCAGGCGAGAAATGAACGTATACATTTTCGATGTCGTCGAACAGGCGTCGGAAATCGAAGTGGCCATCATGACCACCCTCAAGCCTGACGAAACCCCCGTTGTCATCAGACGTTTCCACGGAACGGATGTCCATGGGGTGTTCCGTGAAATAGCCCGGTTCGTCGCCGCCGAACGCAAGAAACGCACCGCCGCGAAGGAAATCCCATGAGCACCCTCACCTTCAAGTTCCCCGTCAAACTCCACAACATCCTTGGCGTCGTCTATGACGTGGAATGTGACGTGGACCCGAGCGAGGATGCCACCTACGACCACCCCGGCAGCATCGGCGGAATAGCGGGGATCCAGGTCAAACTCCACGGTGAGGATGTCACCAAGGATATCTCGGAGTTCATCCTCGACGCGATTGAGCAGGAGGCTGACAGGCTCTACGAGGAAGGCGGCGACGAGTGACCGAGCCATCCTTCATCTGCGCCGTGGACATCGACATCGGGGAGTTCACCGTCGTCGGAAGTCACGCCTGCATGCAGACACCATCATTGTCCGCTGCCGCCGAGGCGATCCTACGGCATAGGGCCGTCCTCATCGAAGTGGCCTCCCCTATCTGCTACCATGGCGACTCCAAGGCGGCAACCGCCAGTACCGCCAGGTGGCAGATATGGAACTCGCTCGCCGCCGGGGCCTTGTGGCGGGAACTGGCCCATGGGCAACCCGGCATCAAGATCCGAGTCTCCCCGTCGAACCGCTGGACCATGGGGTACGACGAGAAGACCAGGCACGCCATGGCCGGGATCGACCCGGTGAAGCACAACAAGAATGGCGTGCCTCTTTATCTTGAAAACCACGACAAGCGCGAATGCCGCGCCATGCTCTGGTCCTACTACGTCAAGCCTGCTCTGTGGGTTCCAATGGAAGATTACTTGGCGAGCCTCTAGTCCACGACCTTGGCCAAGTATTCCAGCATGTCGTCGTACATCATTAGTTCATGGTATGCAGAGGGGCCGATTTCTTTGTAGAGCATCGCTTGAGCGTACCAGCGAGTGTCTTTCTTGAAGTCGTTGAGGGTCATCTTAGCCTTCAACTGCCGGGCCACATACTTCCGGTCCTTTCCTTCGATACCGGCCTGGTTCAACGCGGCTACGATGGCGTCCACGTCCCCGTTCTTGGATTGCACGATCTTGCGGATCGCCTCTCCCAGTTTCGTCACTTCGGTCTGTCGGCCCGGCTGGATGGGCGAAGACATGAGTTCGGGATTATTCTTGGCAAAGTCGTAGAACCGGGACACCGCTTTCCGGCGGGCGGCTGGAGCCACCCCGACCTCAAGGGAGGTAGCTGCGGCGAGGAAGTCCCTGGTGTATTTCGCTGCCGTGGTGTCCTTTATCGCCATCTGAACCAGAGGGTCCGCAGACTGGACAATCATAGCCTTCTTGGCTGCCGTGGCCAAGTCTCCTACCACCTTGGCGGGCATGGATACCGCCCCGACGACATCGGCCATGTCGCCTTCCCGGCCAAACGCCGCCACCGGAAGCATCCAGAATTGTCCTGCCATGCCGGTAGTCGTCGCTTGGAGGAGGGCGTCACCTGGGTTTTCCACGGAGTCGTGCAGGTTTCCGGTCTTGAGGAAGTCGCGTGCCAGTGTCAAGGCTGCGCCACCAAGGGTCAGCCCGGTGGCCAAGCGAACCGCGTCCCCTATGGCGTATTTCGAGCCTTCCCAGGTCTTCGCCTCGCGGGCGGCGTCCACACTCTTTGTGAACTGCCGCATCTGCGAATCCATGAACGAAGTGAAAGGCAGGTTGCTGCGGAGGATTCCGCTCCGACCCACGACGCCAGCGGTGGCCTTGTTCGCTCCGATTCCGGTCATAGCAGAAACGGTGTCTCTCACGAACTGCTTGTATTGCCCTTCGGTTCCCTTGCCCGTGGCCAGGGTGTCGACCAGCTTGGAGTCGTATCCGAGGCTGTTCAACATTCGCCGGTTGAAATCCTGGTTACGCCCAGCCTTCATGTGCTCGGCGGACACATGGGCGATGTTGGCGAACCACGTCGCCGCTGCCCGGTCTGCCCTCTTAGTGACGTACCCCAAGGTTTCTACCACGCTGTTCGCCGCCGCCCGGTACCTATTAACGTCCCCGAAGGTCTGGATGAACTCGGGCAGGTACCCGATGTCCGCGACATTCTTGACGCCCTTCCCGCGAGCCATCCGTAGGGTGGCTTCCAGCGTCGGACCCATGCCGAGCTTGGCGACAGCATGTGGCACCATGGAAGTACCAGTAGTGAGCGGGTTCATCGTGAGAAGGGCAGCCTTCTTGACGCGAACGGCATGGTGCAGAACCTCTGCGGTCACGTCTGCGATCTTGCCGAAGTCATACTCACCGGGCGACCGGGTAGCCTTGTCCATGAATCCGGTGATAGCGGTCGTGACCTTGCGGTCCCAGTCTTTCCCGTGGAACGACTGGACAAACTTCTTGAAGGCTTCTTGCTGGCCTGCCGTTACCCCTTCGCCCGACAGAACCGGGTTTACCGGGTCCACGTTCGGTCCAAACTCCTTCACGAACCCGATGCGATACGCCTGCTTCGTGCCGTGGAACTTGACGTAGGTGTTCGGGGATATGTCGAGAAGCCGATACTCCTTTCCTTCATAGTACCAAGCGTCCGGGAGATCCTTGAGCATCCTCTGCTGCTCAAGTGCTGACTTGGTTATCGCCCCCTCCCCCATCTCCATCGTGGTCTTCAATTCCCCTAGCAGGAACTCGCGCATCTCTTGCGGGGACTTGTTGTACCTCGCTGCCAAGTCCTCGTTAAACGCAGTAAACGCCGGGTCTTCCTGGGTCTTGCTTCCAAGGTTGAGAAGACGACGCAGCCCGTTCCCATACTGGTGCAGGAGCACTTTGCCGTTCGGCGTGCCTCCATGCATACCTTCGACACCTTCCCCCCACTTGGCCGACGACTTGTGGAAGTTCCACAGGTTAGACACTATGCGCCGTGCTGCCGGTCCCATAGACTCCAGACTTCTCCGGCCTTGGATCGCCGCCGCCAGCGGGGACTCTGCCCAGCCACGCCCGCCTTCTGGTGCCTGTGTGCGAAGGGCTGCCTCTATCTCCCTTGTCTCTCCTGCCTTGATCTGTGTGGCCTTTTCAGCCTCACGGACTGCCTTGTCCGTCATCAGGTTTGCGCCGGTCTGGAGTGCCGCCCGTCCTCTTGTTGACGCCTCGGTGGCTCCGCTCCGCTCTAGCCCCTGGAGCGTGTCCTCATGGAGCATCCGCAGGCCTCTGTTAATTCCAGCCCCCACCGCCCTTCCGACCGCCTTGGCCCCTTTTACCGCTGCCGCCCCCAAGTCGATATTTTCTCCGAGATTGACGTGCCCACCGAAGATGGAACCTCCGAGAGTGACGGACCCACGACGAGACATTCCGCCTCGTCGCTTCGAGAGGAAGTCTTGCGCCTTGGCATAGCGTTCTGCCGCCTGGGCCTCGCGTGCCGCCTGCTCCGCGTTCATTTCCGCGAGCGCCGGATCTGGCTCTGGTGTCAAGGTGCGCTTCGCCTTGGGAGTCTCCGCAGGTTTCGCCTCTGCCTTGGCGACTTCCCACTCTGCCCGCTCGGGGACGGGCGGCAGGGGAGGTTCTGTTGGAGCAGGCTCGACCGTCTGTGGCTTAGTCGTTCCAGGCCGCAGTTCCCCGGCTGGCCGGGTCGTCGGAGCAACCCGGTCGAGTCCTACTACTTTCGACTTCCCAGTGGCCCGGCTCTGGATTACCGCAGTCCCTTCCGCCTGGTTCACCGCCATCAACAGTTCCCCGCGAGCCGCGACCTTTCCAGTCGGGTCGAGCACGTCTACCCGTTGACCGGGTTTGACGGCGGGTTCTGGTGCTGTGGGCTTGGTCGGCGCGACTTCCGGTGCCGGGGCTTCCACAGGTGCGGGAGCAGTATCAGCGGCAGGGCGAACTTCAGTAGGAGGCGCACGGTTCGTCGGGACATTATGGGCCTCCTGAGAAGGACCGGATTTCACAGAAGCGATGTCGGGTAGCACCGGCATCTCTACTTTACCCGCCTGCGCCCCCGTGTTTTTCGGGGTCGCCTTCACTGGACCGGGCAGCGGGTTCCCAGGCACAGGTTCTACCATCGGCATCTCTACTTCGCCCACCGGCACCTCCGCAGCTTTCGGACCCGCCTTCACGGGACCGAGCAACGGTTCCCCAGGCATAGGATCTGCCGAGCGTATCGGCGGAAGTTCTACCCCTGTTGCCCTTGGGAAACTCCTGGGCCGTGTTGCCGGTACTTCTGGAGCCGACACCGCCGGAAGCTGCCGCAAAACCGTGCCTTCCCCTGGCAGGGCAGGGACGACTTCTGGCAAGTCCAGCCGAGGCGGTTCGACAACAGGGCCAGTCACTATAATTGGTTCTCCCGTAAGGGTGCGAGGTCCAGCCGGAGCCTCGACACTTGTAAAGGTTGGGATCGGTTCAAACAGAGGCGGGGCAACTTCAGGAGACACATATACAGGGGGCATCTCCGGCCCTATCGGATCGCGGTATGCGAACTCTCGTCGGTTCGCCAAGCCTTCCCGCAGGTTCCCGCGCCCGCGCATCAGTAGTCCTAGAATAGTAGACGCCCCGACAGCCTCTCCGACATTGCGCCACGGGGCTGCCATCATTTCCTGGTCGTCCAGCATGTACCCTGCCGCCGACTGGCCTCCTACCGTTCCAAGCCCCATAGCCGCGTCACCTACCGCAGTCCCGACGAAGGGCGCAGTACGAGGGGCGTACGGTGCCAGGACTCGTCCTCCAGCTTTCCCGAGCTTCGTGCCAAGCCCCATCGTGGCGAGTCCGACCGCTGTTTCGGTGGCCCCTGCTGTCCGCATCTCACCAGGACTAGTGTGCCCAGCGTCGTATGCGTTTGCCGCCCCTAGCCCGAACAACTGCCCGGCCAACTGTGTTCCTTTGGCGCGGATCATCGGGACGAATGTGGCTGCCATGTCTGCCACGTTTGCCGCAGTTCCTTGGACGTTTGCCCCTCTGGTGGCCCGTTGACGGTCGAGCCTGTCCATCTCCTTGGCGACCATCTCTGGCCCGACCATCCCCAGTCCCTCGAACGGCAGGACACCCGCCAAGGCGGTAGCCTCTCTGTCTACCGTGTCGTACGCTGTGCTTGCCCGGTTCGCCAGCCAGTTCGCAGCCTGAGAGACAACCCCCAAGTCTCCTTCCCCTCGGCTCACGACTTGGTTGTGCATGAACCGCTGTTCGGCTTCCGGCCCCCACTTTTCTCTGATCCTCTGTTGCTCGTTCGCTTCCGCGTTGAATTGGTGGATCGGAGCACGCTCCGCGCGAGCCTGCTCAAGTTTCGCCGCCGTTACCTCGGGGGGTGATCCCCGTTTAGCATAGAGCGCCTCTATGCCTTCCAGTTCTTCCTCGGGCGTGGCGTCCTGTGGAAGAACGCCAACGGCCTTCATCCTGCCCACAAGCGAGGTAAACGGGAGTTCGGGCTGTGGCATCTAATACCTCAAGGAAGGTCGCCCATCAACTTGTCGATAACGGCTTTATTGACTCGCGGACCTGGAGGCGTCGTTCCCCCTCCTTGTACGGGCGTGGAACCAGACAACCCTCCACCCTTCGTCAGATTGTTCCACTCCGTCGCGGCTGCCACCAATTCAGCCTTCGCCCGCTCAGCCAACGTCGCGTCCACCATAGACATTTTGTGTCCTTTTCCAAACATAGTGGCTGTTTTACTCGCTTGGTCTTCTGCTGCGAGATACGCCTCTCGCGCCTTTAGAAGCCGGTTTTCCGCTTCGTGCATTATTGCCCTGGTCCGTATGTCGTCATCTGTTCCTTGTCGTTGGTCGTACCAACGCCCCGCACTCTCTGTCTTGTATATCTCCGCTTCTGCCTTCCGCTTGTCCAAGCCCCGGTCTTCCGCGAACCGACTCAACCCTTCGGAGATTCCTTCTCCCCCTGCGTACTCTTGTGGAACGTACCCCACCTTGACTGCCGACGTGAACGGGAGCATCCTGTTCTGGAACTTCTGCCCATACAATCCTTCACGGGCTGCCCCGATCTGTAGGGGACGCATTTCCCGGTTGAACACGTTGGCGTCTTGGGCGGCAAGAAGGTCTTGGTACGACTTCCCGATGAGGTTCGGGGCTATCTTCTCTTGCGTGTCCACGGTGGATTCAAGCCCCCGCAAGTTCAACGGGTTCGCCTTGCGCTTATAGTCGATGTCCAGTCCCGTACTCTCGTTCCTCTGCTGCATTCCAGCCAGTTCGACGGGCCTTGTCTGGTCCTGCCACGCCATGTCCCGATTCGCCCGCATCTCATTCAATGCAAACTCCCGTTCCGCCCTCTGGTCCTGCGCCATTTGCCGCTGGATCTGAGCACGACGCTCCGGGATCGACGCCAAGGTGGCACCGAGGTCTGAAAGACCCGACGTCACGCCACCAGGAGTTAGAACAGCCGCAGGAGAGTACCAGGCCATGACACGGTTCCTTTATGGTCAGTACGGGTCAGAGTATTGCGGATCGCTCGGGACGAATTGCCTGACACGCGACGGACCCACGGGCATGAAGCTCATCGCCGCCTGCCCGCCGAGGCCCAGCAAGCCGCCGTAAAGCATCTGCTCGGAACCGGCCTGACTGGCGTTCGCCTGCTGCATGGCCAAGGCTCCACGCTGCCGGATCATGTCGTTCATGAAGGCCTGACGACGGAGGGCGGCGAGGTCGGCATAGTCGGCACCCTGACGGGTCAACCTCTGGCCTGACTGCTCAAACCCGCCCATGGCCTGTGCCCGCTGCAATCGCTCGGCGTCCCGCTGGTCCGAGAACCCGCGAACCGCCTGTTGGAGTCCGAGGCCCCTCTGAGCCTGCGCCCTCGCGGCAGACGCCCACTGGGAACCCGCGCCGCCCTCCCCTTGGACGGCGGATAGGTCGAAGCGAGGATCGCCCTGCACCTGGACGGCGGGGGCGGATGCCGTCTGTGTCGGACCCATGTACTGGCCGAGCATCCCGCTCAAGGCGGATCGACGCTGGTTGGCAAGGGCTGAATACTGGGCGATGTCCTGCTGCGCGAACCGCTCATTCGCGGCGGCTTCCATTTCCGCCAACTGACGCTCACGCTCGGCGGCGTCCCGCATCGCGGATTCGCGCTTCTGAGCGCCCCGCATGTTCATGCCCATACCGGCTAAGCCGAGGCCCGCACCGACAGCTAGAGGAAGGACCATGGCTCAACCTCCCCACAGGCTGGAGTATCCAGCACGGGTACGACGGTCACCATACGTCCCGAGTCCGCGAGCGAAACCAGAAAGCCCCGATCCGATGGCTTCCGATTGCAGGTTGTCCCCGGTCTGCCTGGCCCGCATGTCACTCAACCCTGCGCTTATGTAGCCCTCGGCTGCCGCGCCTTGGCCACGAAGGCCAGTAAGGCCAGCCTGCGCCCTCTGGCGGCTGAACGGGTCGGTCTCGTTGACGATGCCCAAGAGACTCGTCTTCTCCCCCACGTCGGCCATCTGCTGCATCTGGCCAGCCTGGTTCCGGCGAGCGGCAAGGTCCGCCAACGTGGACTGGTAGCCCCCAGCGATGTTCGCCCGGTTCTCCACGTCGGTCGAGCCGCCCATGGTCCCGCGCATCGCTTGCCGCTGTGCCTGCTGCCGCATGGTCGCCTGGGTGTTGCGCCCGAGCATGTCCTTGGACTGGGCCAGTTCCGCGTCGTACTGCCGGGCGAAACTCTGCGCCCGAACCGGGTCCGCGAAGTATGCATTGATCTGGTCTTCCTGCGCCTTGCGAACCGCCGCTTCCTCCTGCTGCACGACCAGCTGTTGCAGTTCCGCCACGGAAATGCCCTGGTTCTGCATGTAGGCATCGTTTACCGCTCCACCGTATTTCTGGATGAACGGCATCGCGGCTTGGTTGCCGGGGTTGTATTGGAACGGATCTTCACCGGCCCCACGACCGAACCTGCGAACCTCGCCACGCACCCCTGGTATCAACATCAACGGGGCGGTGATCGGATTGGAGTACATCAAATTAGTGGTGGCCTGCCCGCGACGTTCGCGGGCGTCTTCTTTTCCGGCGAGGTTGTAGGTCGGTGTTGCCGCTGCCGCCGCTACAGAAGGGGCTGCATAGGGCACGGCGTATGGAAGCAGGGGCAGTACCATGGCTTGCCTCAGTATTCGACGATGATGGCACCCGCCGCGCCTGCGGCTGCGCCGGAACCGGAACCGCCCGAACCACCCCCGCCGCCCGGCGAATGGCCGGGAAGGGCTGGGATGCCGATGACGCCACACCCGCCACCTTGACCTCCGTAGGGACCAGCGGCATTGCCCGCCCGGCCCGTGTTGTACCCGTAGTCCCCGTGGCCACCGGAAAGCAGGATCGCCCCGGTTGTTCCCGAGCCACCGACTCCGCTATTGGATGAGCCTTTGCCGCCTCCTGCCGACACGAGCACGTCGGACCCGCGACGGAACTCCGTCGTCCCGCCGTCCGCAGTCGTCGCCCCTCCTGCGCCGATAACGAGGGTTAGCGTTTCACCAGGGGTAACGGACAGGACTTGCTGGGCGTACCCGCCTCCACCGCCTCCGTATGTGGTATGCGCCCCGCCGCCGCCCCCACCGCCGACGCAATGGACCTTGGCCTTGGTCACGCCAGCGGGAACCGTCCAAGAAGTCGTCCCTGCGCTGTTGAAAACCGCCGAAGATTGGAAGCCGGTAGACCCCGCCAACAGGCTGGTAACCTGCGCCTTTGTGGTGAAGTCGGTGTCAGCCACCCCCGTCTCGCCGCCCAAGGTTCCGGTCAAGGTGATGTCTCCGGTCCTCGGAACCAGGGTTGCCAAGGCATGCGCCTTGGTTTCCGCGTCCTGTGCATCCACTGGATCTGCCATGTTGGTGACGCGGTACGACGCCCCCATGTCGATGCTCCCCTCCATGGGGTCTTCACCGTTCAATTTCAGGTACACCCCTGCCGCATCGCGGATCAGAGTGGCCACCGCCTCAAACTGGGCGTATTCCACCGCATGGCCTGCGGCGGTCCCCGCCACTAGGCCGGTTATCTTATGGGTTCCCATCGCCAAGGCCGCAGCCATGGCTACCGTGCCGTCCGCACGGATGAGGTTGCCCGGCGCACCGATGGCAGTTGTCAGGGCATCCAGTTCAGCGACAAGTTCACGAAGAATGTCATTGACCGTCGTGCCGGTGAACTTGCCGTCAGGGTCGTAGACGCCGATCAATTCCGCGCCCGTCCCGACTGTGGTACCGGCAAGACTCGTCAACAGGCCCGCCCCACTCTCATAGGCGTCGATCTGGATGATGTCGCCAGCGGTGCTTGCCGGAATGGTGACTTGCAGTTTCGTCCCCGTTCCCGAGGCCACCGCGATGGACGAGTTGGGGAGGCGCGTACCGTTGCGGAACACCGCGACATTGGCCGAGGTAAATGCCGAAACCCAGTCAATCGTGGTCAAAAATGCGGTCTGACTGGCAGTGGCGGTGAACGTCTGACTCCCGGCCAAAGACTGGGCGGTGGCAGCGGCTACGTTCTTGAGTGCCCCGGCAGCGGTCGTGATGGCTCGCAACAGGGCGTTGGCAGCCGCCGCCCAGGCGTGCAAGCTGTTCATCTCCGTGTCAACCTTCGCCGGATCGGGCGAGGTCAGATGGTTCTGCTCATCGTTGTAGTAATTCGCTGTGCGAACGGGCGTACTGGGGTAGGTCATGGTCAGCCCTTCATCGGGTCATATGTTAGGACGAGTTGGTCCAGACGCCAGCGGTCGTCGCCTCCGGCCACGTCCCCGAACATTTCCACGGACAGGGATTCAGATTCCATGATGATCGGAATGTCGGCCAAGTCGTCCGTCAACGCCAGCAAGTCTGGACCCTGCTCGTAGTCGGTCGGATGGTTCTTGGACGGGTAGAGTTTGGTGCGAGCGTTGCCCACTTGGAACGAATCGGCGGTGAGCCAGGTCTTCAATCGGCCAGGGTACTTCCCGACAAGGAACTGCGTGGAAGCCGAGAAACTGGTGCCGTCCGCGTAGTCGTCATCTTGGGTGTAGATGATGTTTCCGCACCGGATGTAGAGCTTGCCCAGGTGGGTACACATGGCGTCCACAGACGCCGGGGCGGTCCAGGGCAGCCAACCGCCCTTCCTGTCATGGATCTTGCCCGCGAACTCGGTGTAAGCGTACATCGTGGAACCGATGGCGGTGACGTACTGCGACTTCTCGCCCCACCAGACTGAGATGGGCAGGGTGCGGGCCACGTCCAAGGCGGTCGTCAGCGGCTCAATCGGCGCACCGATCTGATGGTCCGACTCAATCAATCCCGTGGTCGTGACCGTGTGTAGGTCAATGAACCCGCTACGACTCAGATAGATCAGGTCGCCGCGAACGTTCACGGCAGTCTTGACGTATGGGGTGCCGACACCGTTGAGCACTCGCGCCAACGCATTTAGTGACGGGTCCGGGGACATTTCCCATAACTGGACGGAATCGTCAAATATCACGGCGAGAAGGTTGTCGTAGAATCCCAGCCCGTTCACCGTCCGGTCGCCCGAGGCGTGCTTGACCACGGGGAGGAACCCGGCGTCCGCTTCCTCGGTCCAGTCCGTGGGGCCGTTGAGCGTGGACGAGAAGCGCACCGATCCACCGTCCGAAGGTACTGCTGCTATCTTGGAAGCGATCTTGACCGCTGCCGGGCCGGGCTGGAACGGCAGGTCGATCTTCGTGGTGGCCTGCTGTGGGCGAATCCAGTGGTGCTCATAGCTGGCACCCTTCTGGACGACGACGTAGGGGTACACACCGAACGCCGCATCTCCGTCATATGGGATGACCGAATGCAGGGCAGAGAATCCCGAGCCTGTGATTTCATCCACCAGGATCGGCAGTTCAACAGGGACTAGCCTCGGAGGGGTGTTCCAGCCGATCACCCGCAGATTGCCGCCCAAAGAATAAAGGCCGATGGAACTAATCGCGGATAGGTCCGCAACCTGTCGCCAGCCGCCACGGGATTGAATGGAACCGTCCGCTGTCAAGGACACGTTGCTGGCAGCCCGAAAACTGTGGGGGTCCGCTGCGCCCGCAGAGCGCCGAACGTCAAGCCCAGTGAAAGGCCCGACGATCTGTTTCACATGCCCACCACGTCAGAAGGAGGACGCCAGGACGTATACCCCGTGATCCCCATTTGATCGGGGAATGCCGGGGCCTGGGTGCCGGTGGCGTCATTCATCATGAACACACGGTTGTCGGCATTCTTGGCGATGATCTGCTGCGCATATCGTTCGTGCATGCGGACCATCATCTCGTCAGTCGGCTTGCCGAGTCGGGGGCGGGCCATGATTTCCGCCCGCTGGGCGACCAGCAATCCATCCACACAGGACAGGTCGTTGTCGTTCACCAAGTCCGCATACGCCGCGATGCCCTCAAGCACCAGCGCGTCCCATTGCGTGATGTCGGGGGCAGGGGAAATGGTTACCGTGCCGTTCTCAATCACATAGAACAGGGGTTGGCTGTTGGTCGGGGTGTACGGGGGCAGACCCGCGTTGCGCTCGTTCTCCCGCATACCGGGGCGCATAGGGTACACATACGGGGTTCCGACCGCGGCAGCTTGGCGAACGCCGACCTTGTAGACCCGGCCAGGGTCCATGGCGGCGGGCCATTCGTAAATGTCCACCCCGTCCACCAAGGCCTCGGTAACCCGCAGGTTCAGCGGATACCAAGACGATTCCTCGTAAATCTGCTTGTGCGCCTGCTTGATGCAGGTGTTCACGATGGGCAGCGCCCTGACCGCTAGGCTTCCGCTCGTCGGGAATCCAAGCATGCCGAGCACGTTGGTCCGCAGCGTCACGAAATCCCAGCGATCAGGGTTCATCGTCATGGCTTACTCGTCTTCCATCACGACCGGAATCCTGCCATCTTCGTCGTCGGTGCCAAACCACTTCTGGCGAAGGGCCTGAGCCTTGTCGGGCGTGATGTCGAGGATCGCGGACAGCTTGGTGAGGTCGAGGGCCTGCGTCTGCTCAACCGTGCGGAAGCTACGCTCCGCAAGGGCTTTCGCCTGGTCCAGCGTGATGCCAAGGGACTTGGCCTTCTGGACAACCTCGGGCGGCTTCTCCGTCCGAGAGCAATACTGGAGCACCGCCTTCTCCACCGCGACGCGGAAATCGTCGCGGGTGGGGTAGACATGCTCGACGACGGGAAGGGTGTACGCAGCGACGCACGCCTTGTATTCCTTGTCCACGTCTTGGATGTTCTTGGCTGCCAGCGCGGGCGGGACGGAGTGGTCACACGGGACCGCCTTCACGCCCGCATCGGCGGATTTCTTGCTCTCTCGCGGACCCTTGGCGAAGGCGCGAAGGGCGAGCGGGACTTCGTAGACAGGCACATATCGGACAATCGCAGTTGCGTGTCCTTTGATCGTGACCTGATGATTCTCGACAAAAGGCATAGTGGTTCCTCCGGCTCAAACCGTACCCTGTGAAGGTTAGCGATCAAGCGCCAACCAAGAGAAACCCCGGCCTGGAGTACCAGGCCGGGGCGGCTCCGTAGGGAAGGAGGAACCCTACTTAGGCGATGGCCAGGACGTAGTTGGCGTTGCGCTTCTTGCAGAAGGGGGCAATCGCCCAGTCGTGGCTGTAGACGCTGGCGCGGACGCTGCCGCTATCCCACGGGGCCGAAGGAGTCCAGTCCTTCTTGAACGGGGTGCCGAGCACGAACGACTTGCTGGCGAGGCCGTAGCACCGCTTCGAGAACGGGATCACGGGCGAATACTTGGCGTCGATGATGTCGAACTCCTTGACGATCTGGAGCTTGATGCCGTTGACGCCGACCAGACCGTTGTCACTGATGCTGATGTCCAGCTTGCCGGTGCCGTTGGCGTTGGTGTTGACGCTCCAGCCATTGGCCTTGGCGTAAGCCTTCACACCGTCCGCGAACAGACGACCGCACATGAAGGTGTCGATGGGGGTGCCAGCCTTGCCGTTGGTCACGGCGGCATTCCAGTCGAGGGTGTTCCAGGCATCCGGCAGGGTGCCGGAAGCGGTCACGGTCAAGCCGGTGGCCGCGCCGTTCTGCATCACCGGGTTGGTGCAAGCCTGGCCACCGTAGGTACCAGCCGCCGGGGTGAGGCTGACCATCAAGTCCAGGCCGGGGAACGGGTACTGGGCATCCGTCGCACCGTCGAGGATCAGACCGTGGCAGAGTTTCTGCTCACGGGCGATGTGGGTGTTGGTAACCCGCTCCTGGATCCAGTTGCGGAGGCGACGGGCCTCGCCCTTGGACATCGGGGTGAAGTCGGACTCGGGGGTGCTGCGCTTGGCGTTGAACGTGACGTTGTAGCCCATGTCCATGAGCATCGCCAGGCGGAACATTTCGCCGCTGTGGATCTTGTAGTAGCCGAACTCCATCGGGAAGGTGACTTCCTGCTCGGTCGCGCCGAGGGGGTCCAGACCATCCCACACCTGGAAGTTGACGGTATCCAGGTCGGGGACGACGGTGGCGTTGACGCGGATCGCGCCCTGGGTGATTTCCACCATCTCGGCACGGGACTTCCACCAGTCGAGGACCGGCTGGTCGCGCACGTCGAGGGGGATCGACTTGCGCTGGTTGTAGACGGCCTTGTCAACGGAGTTGACGAGTTCGGCCAGCATGTTTGCGGGAAGGTCGGGCATGGGAGATTCCTTTATTCATCGTCTGAGGTGATCTGCCCGCCCAACAGGGCAAGGTCGTATTCCTCAGTTCCCGGCTCAAGTCGTTTGACGTTGGTCGGGGGTGGGTTGGTAGGACGAAGGGCATTGTTTGACGGGCGGATGGCAGATTTCTTCGACGAACGTTCGTGGACGACTTCGGAGACAGCCTCCGCAAGTCGAGCAGGGTAGAGCAACACGTCGTTGCGTTCCTCGGGGGCCATCTTCTTCTCCCACGCCGCAACCTTCTCGTAGGCAGCCTTGTGGATGTCCTTCCAAGCGGGGCCGTGCTTCGCTTCGTACTGCGCTTCCATCTTCTGGATTCGCTGGCTAACGTTCGCTATTACAGCTTTCTGAAAATGGGCTTGCTGGTTCTGGGGGGCTTCCTCCTGCTTCGGAGGGGCTGCCTTTGGTTCCGGTTCCTTGGGCTTGGCGGCGATTTCTTCGGCCTCCAGAGCCTTCATGATGGCTGCGTGGGCGTCCTCGCTGATAGCGTAGTCCACCTTGAGCAACCTGTTCACTTCCGACTTGATGCGGTCGTAGTTCGGAGCCGCAGCGGGGGTGTCCTTGATGAGTCCCGCACTCTTGACTGCGGCCACCAACTGCTTGTCCGCTTCGGGGTCGCCCGCCAAGAATCCGATGACCAGATTGATTCCGGCCTCAAGATCCTGGTGCTTCACCCCGGCCTTTGCCGCCCTTGAAATCTTCTCCGCTCCCCAGGTGGCGAGCGGGGCCATTTCCTGCCGTTCCGCGAGGAACTTGTCGATCCGCTTCTTGGTGCGGGGATTCATCCCCTTTTCTTCTTCGGGGTCGAGCTTGGTGTGGTCGAAGTCTTCGGCTTCCGGTTCTTCCGGCGCTTTATCTTCGTCCTTCTTCACGGGTTCGTCTTCCGAGGATTCCTCCTTTTCAGGGGCTTCCTCGGTCTTCTTCTGCTGATCTCCGCCAGTCAAGCGATCCATCACCGCATCAGTCTCGTCCGCTTCGACTTTCGTCTCGTCGGGTTTCTGATCGGGGGTCGCAGCGGGGAGCGTAGCCGCGTTGTCGCTCGGGGAAGTTTCAGACGGTTTTTCCGTCTCTGCTTCTTGACTCATAGTATCCTCCTTGGATGTGGGCTGTCAAGGCCCTGGGTTGGAAGGGGAATTAGGTATGCTCTCGGGAGCGCGAGTGGGCGCACCGTTCATCGGTGGCGCACCGCCGCCCTCTCCCTGCGACGTTCCGACTTTGCCGATTGGCGGCAGCGGGGCGGGGGCAAGCGTGAAGTATTTTTCGGGGTCGATATTCAGCCCCGCCTCTCGGATGATGTCCGACAGGACTGCCGGGGACTTGGCAGTCAAGCCGAGTCCGCGAGCCAGGTCCACGACCATCATGGCTTTCTTGAGGTACGCCTCGCCACCAGGGCGTCCCGATGAACCAGGCTCGACCTTCAACTGCATCTGGCGCAGGAAGGCTGCGCGGGTGTCCATATCCGGCCATACGACTCCGGGGCCACAGACTGCGGCGGCGTGCTCGAAGTCCCACACTTGGGCGAGCATCCAGGCCGTCATATATCCCAACTTCTCGAAGGTCCAGTCCACCACCGTCGCCCGGTAGAAGTCAGTCAGGGCATCCAAGCCTTGGCGGGCGTCAGCGACCTCGGTCGCCAACTTCGCGTCTCCGACAACGCCCGCCGAAGTGGTTGATACGCCAGAAACCTTCTGGAGTTCGTACTTGGCTTCCGAAGCGTCCGTAAGCCACGGATTGACGGCAACCGGCTGGGTCTGTTGCAGGGCTTGGCGAACCTCGTCCGCGTGGGTCATCTCCACGACCGCGCCGCCGTCCCCGTTCTCCAACTTCTCCTTCTCGCCCTTCTCGAAGCTGCCCTTCTTCACGATGATCTTGGGGATTGCTGCCCGCTTCAACTTGCGCTGGTGCGACCGCTGTTCGTTCACCTCGTCCTGTAAAGGTCGCTGTAAAGTCACGTCACTAGGGCCTGCGAAACTGCCCGTGGTCCGGTTCTTCCACACGGGAAGCGCCGGGAACCACCAAGGGGAGGTGACGGCCACAACCTCGTTGGCGAGAAACCGATCAAGTCCTTCTGCCCAAATATACATGCGACTGGTGGAACGGTCGTACCGCTCGAACAAGGTGACGTAGTTCCCTGCCGGGCCGCCCGTGGTAGCGTGGAGGTCGTCGGGATCAATGTCCTCAATCTGAAGTTCCTTGCCGCCCGGCGATCGGATTCTGAGCTTCCGGCATTCCTCGTCGGTCAGACCATATTTCGACCGCACTTCCTCGGCGCTCTTGCGGAATCGGAACGTCAGGCGGTTCCCCTTGTGCCAGTCCTCAGGCCGGTACAGGCTCCAATCAATGAAGACATCCTCGGGGAAGAAGGCGTCGTAGCTCAGGCCCACATAGTTCGGAGCCTCGGGTAGCATCTCCAAGGGGACCGCACCCCCTGCCGTAAGCATCGCCACCTGGGCCTGGCGTGGGTCTTCCTGGGGCACCTGCACGACCGCCCCAGTCATCGGGTCCATCGTCTCAATCGGCGGCATCGGGCTGCTCTGGATCGCCTCGTTCAGCTGCACGACAACGTATTCTCGGATGGTCGCTTCCAGGTCCGTCATCCGTTTATAGTCAGCACAGTTCTCGTCCAAGTCCTCGTCGGCTTGGCGCTGTTTCAGTGACCGATACAGGGCCACGTTGGCGGCGAAATCGTCCAAGCGGGCCTGCCCCAGCGGGTCTTTGGTGAAGTCCTCTTGCGGAACCGCTTTGATCCACATGAGATTGTTCGTCTGAACGTCCTGCACCAGTCCCGTGAACATGGCCTTGAAATCGTTTTCACGCAGCGTCCAGGCGTTGGCGATGTCAAGTGACCGGGCGAACCCCGTCATTTCCTCAGGAGGTCCAGATTCGACCACGACGGGTAGCCCCGTCATCGGGTCCGGCACCATCTTCTGCCCCCACATTTGAGGCAGCGGCTCGAAGCGCATGGCCGGATCACGGGCGAAGATGCTGGCGGTGAGAACCCTCTGGTTCACCAGAATATGGTTGGTCGTGACCGAATACTTCGGGGAGTTGGGCTTCCAGACACACGTTTCGCTGACGTACTTCCGGTCCTTCGCGCACATGTCGAACCGCTTGGCGATATGCGAAGGCAACGTATTTTCAGCCTCAAACTGCTTAATCAGGTTGGCGTCAGGGGTTTGATTGGACGGGGTATCGACCATGGCTTACGCCTTAGGAGGTGGGAGTTGCTTGGCCAGTTCTACTTCACGGGCATGCGCTTCTTCTGCTTTCTGCCAGCCCTCGTCACGGTCTTTGGCCAAGGACTTCTTCATCAGGTAGTCCCGCAGAGCGTTGATGCCCAGCCCGGCGGCTGCGAGGCCCAGTCCGGCGGTGGTCCCATCGAATCCAGCGGGTTTAGGGTCTGCAGGTTTCATCTGCGCAAGTACGGTAACAATGTCCCCCTTGAGGGCGGCCATTCCGGCGGCTACGGCCTTGCCCACATCGACCCCAGCTTGCGCTTGGCTGTCGAGGGTCTTTCGTTCCACGGTCGTTTCAGTGACCTGTGTGGGTTGCCCCTGTTCGATCCCGACACGCTCTGTGGTTCTGGTGGTGGCTTCCTGTGCCTGCCGGGTCTCAGTAAGACACCCTGGTACGCCGACCAACAGGAGTGCGGTAATCAGTGTGCGCCACATGGTATCGCCCCCTGTTCCACCACAATATACGGCCCGCGATGGAATGGAAGCGGTCACTTACGTTGGTCGATCTTGTCCCGCATAGCGTCCAGCTTCGTCTCAAAACGGATCAAGGTGTCGTCCAGTTTGTCCCATTTCCTGGAATCCCTGATTTCATGGTCGTCGATCTTCCGTTCCACGGTTGGCACCTTGGACTCCACCTGGGTCAGCCTGGTGTCGTGGCTCCACAGGGTTCCGTGCGCCCATACGGCCAGAGCCACCCCACAAGTGGCAGAAGATCCTACTACCCACACCACAACCCCTTTCCAGTCGATTGGGTTGCGACGATTATAGGTATCAGTGGTGGCGTCTCTGTTACCCATGGTCGTCTGCCTTAACCGGGGGAGATTGCTGGGGAGGAGGGGACAGGAGCACCTTAAAAGCCTCGTTGATCTTGTCCAATACCGCCACACGGGCCGAAGGAGCAAGGGTGTTGAGGTAGTCCGTTGCGACTTGCTGGATATAGGCGAGGGCCTGCTGGTGGTTCACGGTAGCCTCCTTGGGGCTGGGTTAGATGGCTTGATTCGGGCCGTCTTCGGCGTTGATTGCTGCGGCCCATTTTGCGATCCACGTCACGACTTGCAAGCCTGTGATTCCGTCGATTTCGGTGGCGAGAAGGGACTCGTCCACTGGCACCGAACGCATGAAGTGCTTGATGGGCGACCCCATCACGCCGTTCTTCATAGGTCGAAGGCTCTGGTACACGTCCACCCGCTGGGCAGCCGGGTCTTGGTTGCGGATGACGATCTCCTCCGTCCGTGCTTTGACGATGGTGGGGAGCGAGATGAGGACGTCGTCGGGCATATGGTGTCCTTAGGTCGAGCAGAGCAGTTTGTAGGTGGTGCCGTTGATCGTGATCGTCGCGTAGCCGGTAGCGGCAGGCGCACCTGCGGTATATCCGCTCATCTTCCAGACGTAGCTTCCGTTCCCCGCGTAGATACCACCGCCGCAGAAGATCGTGTTTGCTGCCTGCACATACCCGCCACCAATTTCGACGGTATTCGCGGCGGGCGTACCTGCCGCAGCACCGCGGAATACCGTTCTACCATCGCTCAACCATTCGATGGGGTAGTTGTTATCTGTTCGGTTGTAGATCGCCAAGGCGTTAGCGGTATTACCGTTGACGTAGAGTTCCCAGCGACGCCCGCCGCCTGCAGTATCAGATAGGATGAGACCCGGGCCGCCGCCGTTTTGCCCAGACCAGACGCGCCCACCGGCTATCTTCACCTCTCCTGATCCAATAGTAGACGGTGCGGTGCCATAAAATATGGACACCCCATCCTTTTGCACCCTAAGAGATTTAGCCCATCCGGCGTTGTATGACCATAGATCGAGATGATATCCCGCCCCTAATTGGAAGTACGCCCCACCATTATCCGCCGAGCACCCTAGCTGAACGGCTGCGCCGAAGGTGTCCGATCCTGTGTCGGCCCCAGCATAGGCCATTACTAGATTCTTCGCCCATACCTGACCACCACCAATCTTCACTTCCCCGCTTGCGACGGATGATGGGGCGGTGCCGATAACAGTTAAACAGTTGTCACCGCTTGTCCACGTCGCCCAGGATGTTCCGCTAGGAGAGCTAAGCTCGAAACCGTCGCCTAGCGTTATTCTAGCCCCGTCCCCTGGGGCGGATGCCCGCCCGAACCAGGATCCGGCGTACAAAGAGCCTTTGCCGAGAGGACCAATAGTAACAGTGCCTGACGACCAGATACGCCCGTCTCCTATCGCTACCTCTGGCGCGGTGACGCTCGTCGGAGCCGTCGCGCCGAGCATCCGCACCAGCCCGCTCGTCGCCGGGGTCATCTCTATGTGGCTGAACGCGGATAACTGCATCGCTCCGTTGTCTACGCTGAACAGCATGTTGTTCGCGGACATTTGTATCGACGCGCCACCTACACCATAGTTGGATATGCCGATTTCGGTAGTGTTCATGTATGTGCGAATGCCGGAGGTCAGCAATCCGGCAGACACCTGCTGCCCGGCAAAAACATACCCGCCCCCTACTAGAACTTGACTCGTCACTGCGGTGTTAGGGTTCGCCCCATACAAAGTCACATATGTCAGCCAATCCGCTAACCTTCCGAACGACGACGCGAACCGCATCCCTTGCGGCATCAACTCAAACGACACATCGAGGTGGCCATTCTCGTTGTTGCTTATGCCGATGTGTGCGAGTTGGTATCCCAGTTTGTTGGCGAACATCAGGTGCAAGCCGTCAGCCGGAAACCCGCTGCTTGGGGCTTGAATGATGATCGGGCTAGGCCGAGGCTCGCCACCCCCGGCTCGCGTGATGATGTCGCCGCCGAACAGCCTAATCCCGTTGCTAGACCATATCTTCCCGCCGCCAATCAGGGTCTCGGTGGTAAGGATGTGCCCAGTACCCGGAAGTGGGGTAGGTCCGATCCCCTTAAATTGCACCCATTTCTGGGCGTTGTCGAAGACCGAGAATGCCGTGGTGGTTGGCATCGCCCCGACACCCAATTCCGCGCCGATCACCACCGTCCCGCCGCCAAGCTGCACCTCGTTTGCGACGAGGCCTGTCGGCGCTAGGCCGGTGACATGCTGCCGGAAGGTAAAGGTCTGCTCCCGCTCAAGGACTGCGATCGTGCCATCTTGGTCAGGGAAGGTGAAAACCCTCTCCCCCGTGTGAGCAAGCCCGTTCAAGGTCATATACCGCGCTAAGGTCGCCCGAAGGTACCGAAGGCCTAACAGCCCTTCCTGATCGTCTGGAGTCGCGGCCAGCACCATTGCAATGCCCGCCTCCGAGGCGTCTGCGAGCCGCGTCAGCGTCGATCCGAGGTCCAAGGGGTGCTTGTGGTCCTCATGGACTAACCCTGCCACAGATGCACCAGGAGACCCCGCAGAACGGAAGGCGGTCGTGATGGGGGTTGTCCCGCTCCAGGGAATGGTGATCCCGCCACCTCCCGAAGATGCTCCTCCTGTCGGAACCAGCAGTACCGTCTGCCCGAAAACCTTGCACACCTGTGTCGTGCCGCTCAAGGCCAGGACGCCTGGGGTGCTCGACAGGTACCAGACGGACCCGTCGCCTGGCACAAGGAGGGCTGGAACCCCGTCCAGTTCTCCACTGGTCACAAGCTCGAATTGGTCGGCTGACAAGATCGACCCGACCAACCCGTCGAATCCGGTAGCCTCCGTGGCTAGGACGAACCTGCCACCAGACCGCACCACGGGCTGCCCACGCCGGAACCCGTTGGATTGTTGGAACTTCGGTGTGCTAGTCCGCATGCCCTACCCCACGATCAGCAGGGTGGCACACGGACTGGCGGCTACAGGCTTGAGGTATGCATCCAGCATGTTGTCAAACGGCAATTCATATTCCTCGCCTGCCGGGATCGTCTTGGCATGGTTCCAATCTCCGGCCACCAAACTCGTCGCGCCGGGGCGGACAGAGGTGAACAACAGGGCCGCACGCTCGGACGCCGATGCCGGAGCCAGTCCGTCGATCTTGGCGTACTTGTAGGTCGGGGAAGGCCCGCCATCAGAGGTGAGTAGGGTGCGGATCTTGGCCCCGTCCACCGGCACCGTGACGGCGACGGTAAACGGCCCCGTATCCATCTGCGTCAGGTGCATGACTTATCTCCTGTGGAGTCGCAGCCCACGACGCAGGCCGACACCAAGGTAGCGGATCTTCCGCACAATGGAAGGGATCACTCCCCCTAATCCTTTCCATGAGACAGGGTGAAAGGACTCCGACTTGAAGGAGGAGGGGCTGAACATCAGGGACTCACACCCACACCGCGCCAAGCGTCGCCGGTCGTCCCGGTGCCAATGACTTCGGCTCCGTTGATGGACTCGATATTCACCGCATCGGTGTCCAGGCCAAGAAGGTGCGCCGATTCCGCAGGAGTCAGCGCCGACCCGCCGGTAGAAACCACCAGCGGCACGCCCGCGTAGTCCATGAAGATCGAACCGTATCCGGGGCTGTCGTCGTAGGGCAGGGAATAGTCGCTGCGGTAATAGCGGACATCGTTGTCGGTAAACTTTACCGATATGGTTGCGTCGAGGTTCTGCAAGAGCACGTCGGCAACCGATACCTCCTGCCGGATCGAATTGACGGCCTCCAACACATACGCGCCCCAGAAGTCCCTGATGCCTTCCTCGGTCATCAGAATCCAACGCCACCATGCCGCTACCGACTTCTTGGTGTAGGCACCGCCGAGGCTGATGTCGATGTCGATGTTGCCGTTGTCGAGTGAATACTGCGACTGCGCGGAGCCGTCGATTCCCCAGGTCGTGCAGATGGAGCATATCTGGAGGTCCACGCCGACAGACCAGCCGGATGCGCTGACGATTGCTGTGTATTCCTGCGGATCGTAGTGGGTCGTCCCGTCGTCGTTGGCGACGCGCACCTTGACCACATCCCCTGCGGTGTATCCGGTTCCGTCGATGTAATTGACGGTGTAGCTCGTTCCGGCGATGATGTCGTTGTACATCTCCGTTGCGGTCGTCTGGTTGCGGATGCGGATGCGGCTCCCGGCGGGGAGGCCGGTGATGCTGCCGGTCGCCTGGACGGGAGGCGTGCCGTAATCCCCGGAGTCGGACTGAAACCGGGTAAAGTCAGGGTGAGGCACGTTGCCGGGGCGGATGACGCGCACGCCGACCACCGCATCCGGGGCGTTGTGCAGGATGCCGACCAGTGTTTCATATTTCGCGCCATTATCCAAGATCGCTTCCGGCCAGTCGAACGTCCGCTTGCCCTGGAAGTTGCCAGACTGTGCGAAGTGATAGTTGGTCCAGCGCAGTATGGTGTCACCGGAATTGCTGCCGGTGTCGGTGATCGTCATGGAATAGTACAAGTCACCGTCGCCTGCATCCCACAGGATGGGGGCAGCGGTATCGTCGGTGATCGTCAGGCCGGTCGCGCCGGGATCGCCCAGCGTCAGGCCGTCAATCGGCAGCATGGTCAGCGATATGATGTAAAGCGTCGGTTCTAGCGCGGCGAGGCCATAGGATACCAGAACGTCAACCTCGGCTTGACGGTAACCGTTGCGCTGGGCCTTGAATTGGAGGTTGGTACGCTTGTCGAAGTTGCCGTGTGTCGAATCCCCATATGCCTTGATGATCTCATTGACGTTGCCGGTTGCCCTGGCGTTGGCGATGGCCCCGGCCCCCAATTCGTAGCGGACCTGCGTTCCGGCGACCACGTTCTGCGACAGAGCGCCTACAAATTCAGCGGTGGTCGCGCCTGCTGGGTCAAGATATCTGACGCCGCCGCCGGTCATGTTCGTTATGTCAGCGTCGCTTGTCCCCTCTGCACCTTCGGTCAGGAACAGAGTCGTTGGGCCGTTCATCGAAAGATTGAGCGCGGTGTTTATCAGGCTCGATTCGGTGCGGAATGCATCGACGATCAGAGAATAAACGTCACGGATATTCGGCCCCCACGTCGGGACTGACAATTCGTTATTCGCCCGGCTCCAGCTTGCGTCTACCCCGTACGTCAGGCCATGCGCGGCGTTGTAGTTGTAGTCCGGCTCAAGCGTGAAGGCCTCGGTCATCGTGCCTGACAGGGGGATGCCAACGCGCCTTTGCGTCAGGAAGCCGGCCTTCTGAGCGACGACGGTCACCGTCTGCCCTGAGTGCGTGTAGACGAGGCTTGCGGCGGTTGCGCTGGCCAGGACGGTTTGCGTCCCGTTCGTGATGATCTGTAAAAGCGTATCCGCTTCGGTGGACGTGACGGTGATGTCGGCAGTCGGTACGACGAGGGAAACGGTCGCGCCTTCGCTGGTGATGTCACCAGCCACCAGCGATGTCGTTCCTGCCACAGTGATCGTCACGGTTCCGGTCGTCTTCAAGACGTGGATCTTGTCGGTTCCCGGCGTGCCGGTGAAGGTCACATCCGTCAGCGTGAAAGCGGTAACCGACGTACCTAGCTCGATATGATACCCAGCCGACGTGCCGGTAAGGTCAATCGTCGTCCTGGTAATTGACGAATTGGTGTCAAACTTGATCGCCGCCTGGGTCGAGGTCGCTAATGTCTCCGTGATTACACAATCGACAACCGCCGCGCCTTTTGCGTCTATAACCTCGTTAGCAATTACGGATATACCGGTAAAAGGGACACCTGTTTTCCAGGTTAGTTTTGTTCCCCGTGCGATCCAGCCCTGCGTATAAGTCGTTGCACTCGTGCTGTAGTCAGCGTGCAAGGTAATGTTGATTACTTTAGCCGACGACACCGGCCATTGCCGAAGGTCAATCGTATCGGATGCGCTGGCCTTGAATGTGATTGTGTTTACCAGTGAACCGACGAGGTAGTTTTTGACGAGGTACGGGTATTCGACAGAAGCCGCAATACCTGCAAAGGTGGTTAAATTGGTTCCATCACCGATCTGAACGTCGGTGCACCATACATCCTGCAATTCGCCTTGCGATGATGCGCGGAACCCGTCACCGAACCCATTAAGGTAGCGTGATATTTCTCTCGGGGTCAACCCTCCGGTCAGGATTAGCGGGGCTGCCTTTGCCAGACCAGTAAGCGACACATAGCGTGTTGCGGTGTTGGTTCCGCTCCTTTTCCACACCAAACCGAAATACTTGATGTCCGTGATGTCCAATACGCCACTGGAATCAATGAGCGTCAGGCCTGAAAACGCACCGTGAAACATCGTAACATTGGTAGGGGTTGCACCACCAGATGATGACGCTGGAGGATAGTACATCCTGCGATACGCCCAATTTCCTGCGCTATCTTCAAGGTACATCCCGAAGGTAGCTGGCGCGATATTCATGCCGGTCTGACCATATCCGACAGTGAAGACGCCGCTCAGGTCCGCAGACGACAGTGCTGGGATTACAAATCCATAATATAGCGCACCATTAGCTGGGTGCGCGTGAGCTACCACGGACCAGGTAATGAATCCGCCCGCGAAAGGTGGCGATGGGATTCTTTGTGTTTCGTCTAAGGTAATCGTGTTAAAAGCGTCGGTGTTTACGCCTAGGAAAGATGCTCTCCGTGTCGTAATCTGCGCGACCGGAGACACGGAATCGACAGTCCCGAACCTTTTGACGTATTCAATCCCGCCAGTAGCGATTGGCGCTTTGCGCCCGCCACTTTTATTGCGTAGGACAAAACGTACAGATAAATAGCGCACGTTTGCCGAGCTTGTTATTGTCTCTGACGATATAGCTGCCGCCGTGCCTTGGCCGAATGCCTGTGAGAATATGACTCTACCGGTTGGACTGTATAGGACGTTCTGCTTGCGAGTCGTGAGATTGTAATATGCGTTACCCGATTGCTGCATGATCGTATCTACGATCAGGCCCCCGTTGTTCGCTGGGGTTATAGGAGCAATCACGCACGACGTTGTGGTAGAGTTTCCAGAATGTACTATTTGCGCCGGGGCCTTTTTAACGGTAACGTTTGACACCGTTGTTGATGCAGCCGTCGCCAAGGTGGCAGTCCCCGCGCCAACAGATGAGACATACGCCAGTAGGTTCGCACCCGACGGCCCAGCACCAGGGACCATGATAGTCACGCCTGCCACGAAATCACCAGTGGCACCAGAGAAAGTCAGCGTAGTTGAACCGGAATTGATGGACCCGGTGCAAAGCGTCACGTCGGTTACATCGAACGGGACCGTTCCATCAACGTCACGGTATATTTCAGCCCCGACAGTGAATGCGATTGCCGATGCTGTGCTAACCGTAGGGTTTGTTTCATTCGCTCCCGCTATCTTATAGCAACCACCGAAACGGCAAACGGCGCCGGTTCCCTGCTGTGCTACGAACTCCGTGTATCCAGCGGGGTATGTTATTACATGCGAGTTGGTTTCATTGACGAATAATACAATGAGATCGCCTGACTTTGTTTCGCCAATGTCAACCTCAACAGACGATACCGTCGTATCTTCTTGCGCCGTGAGTATTGCGTTGACGAGGTATGCCATCACCCACCCCGCTTGCCAGGGTGGGCGGTCCTATGCCCCGCTGAATGTGAAATGGCCGTAGCCATGGATCACATCGCCTTCTGAAAGATCGCTCCCATGGAAGCCTGTAAATCCCGTATGGCCTCCCGGCGCGTGGTAAGCTCCTTGACGGCCATTTCTACCTTCGCCTGCTCCACAGACAAGGCTGCTCTTGCCTCGACCACTTGCTTGTGGATATCCGCTAGTTCCGCCTTCAAGGCCACGGTATCCCGGCGTACCCGTTCCTTGGCCTCGGCCAGCTTCGCCATCTCCGTGGCATGGGCTGCCTTGGCCACCTCCAGGAAGGCCTGTTGCTCCACCTTGAGGGCTTCCTTCTCGTCCTGGGCTGCCTTGCGGACCTTGGCCCGCGCCTGGTTCGCCTCGGCCTTGAAGGTGTCAAGACACACCTTCTCCGTGTCGATCATGTCCCTGGTGGCCCAAAACTCCTCGGCCTTGGGTATCTGTGCCAGCACCTTGTCCAAGGCACCGTGCATGTGGCGGATGGCGTCGGCTACGTCCTCGTAGGCTGACATGAAACCTCCTTTTCCCCGGTAGGTCGCCCTACCGGGGTTTCATTCAGTCGATCAAGGAACGTAGACGTTGACGTTGCCAGCGGAGTGCAGGAACTCCCCGAGCTTTTCCTTGTAGATCTTGCCAGCGGTCAGAGCGCCACCCGACACGGTGGTCACTTCGGCGGCAGCGTGCAGGAACACCTCGACCACAGCATCGTCAGCCGGGGCGGTATAGAACAGCACCACGGGCTTGCTGGGAGCCGCGACGGTCACGACCAGGGCGTTCGAGTCCCCCGAGGCCACGGCCTTCTTGATGGGCGGGGTGATGGGGATGGAAACTCCGGTACCGTCGAGGGTGATGGTGCCGTCCGCGTCACCGATCATGTAGTAGTCGGTGGTGTCGCCAGCCAGGTTGATCTTGTCGCCCACCTTGATGGTATTGGTGCCGCTGGCTTCCTTGATGAAGATGGCGGTGTCGCCAACAGCCACGGCAGTCGCGGCCTTGAGGGTCAGATCGGCCTGCCCGCCAGCGGTGCCGCCGCCGTCCGCGACCAGGAAGTCCGTGGCCGCGCCGACCACGGTGTCCGAGCGGGTACGGACCTTGGGAGCACCGTCGATGGTGGCCACCGTGTAAAGCTGGTACGCAGCGGTGACAGACGTGTCTTCCACCGTGGCGGTGAAGTTGGTGACGGGGAAGGCCTTGGTCAGACCATCACCCGCGAACTTCTGGTAGTTGGTCGACGTGCGGCTGGCCTGCTGGGCCGAATAGAGGGTGGTGCCAGCCTCGGATTCGATGTTGAGGTACGAACCGGGGACGAGGGGATAGACCCCGTTGATGAGGGATTTGACGTTCGCGCTGACGTAGATGGGGGCATCGACTGCGGCCATGGGATGTTCCTTTCGGGAACAGGGTTATTGTGTTGGGGTCGCCCTGTTCAGAGCACTCCCACAGGTAGGCTACTCGGGCTTTTCCCGGTGCAAGGAGAAATCCTTGCAGACCCTTTTCAGAAGAACCTGATTGCCAAGAGGGTCTTTCACCATAATCTGTTTCGCCTTATTCCGATAAAGCTCCCGGTACCTCAAGGCTGGCATGGCTTCCACCGGAAGGCTGACCCAGGTATAGTGGTTCCTGAGTCTCCCACATCGTCTGGTCCCGTTCGCATGCGGCACGCTCGTCACCGGGAATCCAAAGCTGTCCATCATGCTCTCCTATCTCCCGCGAATAGCGGATACGGGTCTGCTTCCTCGTCGTCTTCCTTCTGGAAGGCGCGTTGTCTGATAAAGTCGTTCACGTTGTCCTGATAGGAACTCTCTTTGATTTCCGGCAGGTCTACTTCCTTGCCGGGAAGAATGATGCTCCCGCGCTCCACGAACGGGAGGGCTAGAGCATCCACAATGTCATCTGATGAGCTTGCGCCGAAAGCAAGATGCTGTGGGATAAGTACGCCCTTGGTAAACTCGGTATTGGGGTATCGCAACAGCCCCGACTCCAAAGCATTGATATATGGAGACGCCACTTCCCGTTTGTTCTTCTTCCCGCGACTGATTTCCATGATCTTCGGGTAGCACCGGGCGTTTCGGAACACCACGTTCCGTACCGTCGATCCCAAGGATCTCCATATTGGCCCCTTCTCCACGAAGAAGTATGTCGGCTCATACCGTCGCAGGAGTTTCTCAATCTGCTCCAGCGTCTCCTTCGGGTCCGCCTGCTTGAAGAAGTGGTCGGGTCGTACCCAGCATACGTCGTTGCAGTCGAACCCGACGGGGAACAGAGCGGTATGGTTTCCCGTCCCGTCTGACACCGCGAAGTCTATGGTCAAGGCATTGGTCGTCGCAGACTTCGCGGGGAAGTCTGATTCCGGTGCCAGGCACCTGTCAAACCATGACGCCTTGATATGGACGCCTTGGGCCGGAAGTGGGTTCTGCTGATATAAGGCGGACCAACTTCTCGGCTGCTTGACCATCATCCCCGCCCGCCACCGCTTCAACTTCTCCAGTGGGAACCTCTCAGGAAAAAAGGATTTCTCGTTGTCCGTCCACTCGTTTTCTATTGCCGGGAAAGAGTAGACCATCCACTGGTCCGCGTCAGGATTCTCCCGTGCGATCTGAAGTAGCATCCCAGGCGCATCGTCTTCCCGCCACCTCGTCTGTGTGACCAGGACTCCCGCTCCCGTTGGCACCTGTCGTCTGAGAAATGTGCTCATCACCCACTGGTTGACATGGTTGCGATCCGCGTCCGAGTCCGCTGACGCCTCATCTTTGTGAGCGTCATCGAGCCAAAGCACTTTTCCGCCTCTGCCATTCAGGCCGCTTGACGGACTCCCGCACGTCATTGCCCCGCCCTTCTTGAACTCCGCACGCTCCGCGCTTGAGGACTTGGAACTCAGGGCGAAGTCCGGGAACATTTCCTTGAACAGTGGATTCTGGAAATACCGGTGGAGCATGTTGCCCAAGTCCCGCGCCCGGTCCTCGCTGAAACTGCAAAGTATGTATTCCCAGTTGCTATGGTGCCCGATCATCCAGGCGAAGAAGCTGGCGATGAATGTGGTCTTGCCTGTGCGTGGAGGAAGGAAGATCATCAAGCGCGGATCTTTCCCCTGTTCCACCGCATCCCGAAACGTGTTGAGAATGGTCGCCACCTTGAGCAGATGCTCCCCCATGATGAAACCAGTCTGATCCGTGGGGAATATATCTGCGAACATCCTACTTATGAATGCCACGAAATCCTGCGTCGCCTTCAACCGGGCATGGTATTCCCTGAGGAGGACTTCCCTTGCCGCCTGGTCTTCGTGAGCCTTGAAGTTCCTCGTTATGGTCGCCACCTCCTCATCGGTAGGGACGAGGACAAGGGACTCGGATTCATTCATCGTATACCCCATCGTCCTCTACCTGGAAATACTTGGGCGGGGTTTCTGGAAGCGTGGAGTGGGATGGGATTGGGGAGGAAGGGGCTGGGGTGGTGAATCGTTCCGCCAATGCCGCTTCCAACTGCTCCTTCGTGAGCGTGCGTACTCGCTCCGGTGTCACGTCGATCAATTTACCCTGCTGGTTCGGATCGTCGTAATTCGCCGCATTTTCCTTCGCGTCGGGCAAGGCCTTTGCCAACAGCTTCAAGGCCACATCCACCTGGGTTTCCGGTTTGATCGGGCGCGCCGGGCCTATCTCCACTCCAGTCTGTGGGTCCACCTGCGGGACTACCCCGGTGAGCGCTGCGGTATGGAGCATCTGGATGAGCACCGGAGCATGGATCATCCTCCGCATGATTCCAACCCGATGGATCGTGCCTGGAAGTACGGACCTGTGGACCGGGGACATAAGTTCACGGCGCAGAGAAACTGGTGCCGAGGATATTTCCTGTTCGGTCAAAAGCCTAGGCTCCATCGCCGTCATGTTGTCGAAATCCTGGTGCATCACTTCATTCCTCGTTTGGAGACTAATAAAGAGGGAGAGAAATGTAAAGGGTGATTATGTGCTACAAGAGTTTCAAACTTGGTGCGCGGCCTCCCCTGCTGATGTGTATATGAGTGCCCGCCCGTGCCGCGACTAACTTCCGGACCTACGACGCCTGTCCGACCGTGAGCCTGAGAGCCTGAGAGCCTGTGAGCCAGAGAGCCTGTGAGCCTGAGAGCCTGAGAGCTTGTCCACCCCTCCCATATATAAACACTCGATAACCTACCCTCCTCATCCTAGACCAATCCCATATGTTAGCACTCGATAGCTTAACCTGGTGCGGCCCTACAAGCTGGCAGAGGCTAGCCTCTCATTGTGTGACGGAATAGCGTGGCAGAGTTAGAGGAGGCGTAGCGCGAAACGGAAGGGTGGAACAATTGGAACGATTGAACAAGGCTGAAATCGAAGGTGCGCAAAAACCGTGCACCGCCTCGTAAACCCTTGGCATTCGCAATATTTCACTAATCCTCTAAACAGAATTTCAATTTTATTTTATTTCTTTTACATGGATTTACGGGATATTCTCCATCTGCTGAATAGGTCGTGGCCGTGTGGTGCCAAGGGTTTACGTCGCTAGTTTCCGTTTTTCGGGTTTCCGACGCTTCGTTTCCGCCCTCTTTTCCTGCCTCTGCGTTACGTTTTCGGTGATTTCCACCCCCTCAACCCGTCACACATCAATCGCGCTACACTCTCCACCCCCCTCTTTTCCGCCCTTTTCCGCCTACTTTTCCCCTGTTTTCAACGTGTAATACATTTATATCCCCTTGCCATTCCAGCCCTTACGCCTTTACCCCCCTCTGTAATACAAAAACACTACGCGGAACCACGGTGTCACACACTCACCCTTCCACCCCCCACCCTTCCCCTGGTCTGCGATCCCCGGCTCATATAATGCGGGGGTCACCGCCACGCAAACCAACAAGGAAACAACCCATGCTCTTTTCCGCCCGCACCTATTCCGACCCATCCCGCGCCTCGGACCCTTATTATCTACCCTCCATGCTCATCCAGAGCGAGGACGGCAAAACATGGTCCGTCGAATGCTCCATGCCGGGGTGCCTGCCGGAATCCGACCCTGTGACCTTCTCATCCCCCTTGTCTGCTCTTGAATACTGCTATGAGGCATCCAGCTATGCCGACGATGATCAGCCGGATTTCCTCCTCGCTGCCCGTGCCTCCTACAAGGGAGCATTTGCGAGACTGGAAGGGAGGATTGACCATGCATTGAAGTGTGAACGTCTGTTTGACGCCGTGTATTCCGAGGCCGAAAGGAATGGCGACACAGACGGAATGGACCACGTCGAAATGCTGGCTCACGAGATGGCCAGGGCCGCGCTTCAAGCTGGCCGGAATCCGATACGATAGACAACGTGCCAGCGAGTATGCGGATGAAATCCACATATTGGAGCAAGTGAAGCGAGAGGCGTCACCTGTCCCTTGCTGCCCTTGCTGTCCTTCCTGCCATCGCCCACTTCCATAACCCTCCAGACAAGGAAACAAACCATGCGCCGCACCCTCACCCCCGCAGAAAACCACGCCCGGATCATCGCCCGATGCATCATCCCCCTTGCGAGGTCAATGGATGCCGCGCCGCAGGATCTCACACAAGCCCATGGCGCACTCATGGACGCGTGCGAGCAAGCACCTATGGGACCGGGATGGCAATGGATGGCGCAGGAGGCCGTACTTGAAGCCATGCGCCTAATCGTCATAGAAAAAATACCCGTAACCGTGGGACAAGTTCTAATTGCGTGCGAGGAAGCCCGCGACGCATTACGCAACCGGGAATTGGCGCAGTAACCATCCCACCATCAACCCCCCCCTCCAGACAAGGAACCCGTCATGAACCCATCCCAAGCCCTCCGCCACCTCACCTATGCCACCACAAGCCGCAAGCCCATACCCCAGTGGGTAAGCATAAACCCCTCCCATCACGCAAGCGGTCATTTTGCTATCCTCTCCGCTACGGACGGCATCACCTATTCCCGCATCATAGTGCCTTGGCGTGATGCGCCGACGTGCATCGTGGAAGGGAAGGCGCTAGCCAAGGCCGTCAAGGGAATAGATGAATGGTCTGGAGCATATGAGGCGGGAGACTGCCCCACCCTCATAATAAACGGCGCAATCCTGCGCTGCCTTGTTGGTGAGACTTTCCCACCCACCCTGAGTGTGGCCCCTGATGCGCGCATGGACGCCGTGACAGACTACACCCTGGACGCAATCAACGTGGAACGTGC